ACAGCGGAATTAAACCGTAAACGCGCTTTGAAGTTTGCAAGACAAGCCGAAGCTTTGGACAGCGTTGCCTTGGGGATTGCTCAAGGTGTTCTTTCTAAGCTTGGGAGAAAATTGCGCCGCTCTGTAGAGATAGAGGAAGAAGGTGGCGAAGAAACAATGTCTACAAACGAAATCAAAGATCTCGCGGAAGCTGGATTGAAAGCCCAGAAGATGGGCAAATTGGCGCTTGGCGAAGCTGTAGAGATCACGAAGGTTACATCTGATGAACATATCCCCGCAAGCCTCAATCGAATTATTAGAGAATTGGACGAGCTTGCCCAAGCAAAGTCACAAAGGGCTAACGTCACTATACAGTGATTGGCTCGATACGGCGCGAGACAGCCAGCTAACGCCATCAGGGAATTGGGCTGTTTGGTTGATATTAGCAGGGCGCGGTTGGGGAAAGACCAGAACGGGCGGCACAGATGCGGCTCTATATGCTCTTAAAAATCCCAATGTGCGTGTGGCTGTTGTTGTTCCCACCTTTGGGGATCTCAAAAGGGTTGCGTTTGGTGGAGAAAGCGGAATTCTATCTTATTTGCCTAGAAGTTGCCTTCTTTCGGGAAGGGGGCAGGGATACAATAGCAGTGCACAAGAAATCAGACTTTTTAATGGCTCGATCATTCAAGGTTTTTCGGCAGCCGAGCCAGAAAGATTGCGTGGGCCTCAGTTCCATCGTGCTTGGTGCGACGAAATCGCTGCGTGGGTATATCCAGAAGCTTTCGATCAGTTGATGTTTGGGCTGCGTCTTGGTGACAATCCCCAATGTGTCATCACAACAACGCCAAAACCAAATCAAATAATTAAAAGCCTATTAAAAAGAAAGGGAACGGCGGTCACAAGAGGCTCGACATTTGAGAACGAGCAAAATCTAGCATCGGCCGCGCTCGAACAGCTAAAAGAGAAATACGAGGGAACTAGATTAGGGCGCCAAGAATTATATGCCGAGGTTTTAGATGATATTGAAGGGGCGCTTTGGAATTGGAGACTTGTAGAAGCGTCTCGAATAGATCCAGAGAAAATTCCAGAAATGACGCGGGTGGTTGTCGCTGTTGACCCTGCGGTTACTGGCAATGATGATAGCGACGAAACAGGTATTGTTGTCGCGGGTCGTGGCGTTGATAATAGATTTTATGTTTTAGACGATAGGTCATTGCGCGGATCTCCCGACAGTTGGGCCAGACAAGCTGTTGACGCGATGATCCACTTTGAAGCCGATAGAATAATCGCCGAGGTCAATAACGGTGGTGATTTGGTCGAAAAAGTGGTAAGAACAATAGACAGGAACGCGCCCTATACAGCGGTAAGGGCTTCGAAGGGCAAAATTTTACGAGCAGAGCCTATCGCGGCGCTGTATGAACAGGGGAAAGTTTCTCATGTTAAAGAATTTAAAGAGCTTGAGGAACAGATGACAACATACACTCCCGCTTCGAAGAAATCACCAGACAGACTTGACGCTTTGGTCTGGGCGCTTACAGAGTTGAATAGGTCATCAGGCAACGCCGTTTGGAGAATATCGTAATGGGCATTTTGGATAATATCACAGGTTTGTTTAGGCAGAATGTTTCCGAGCGGAAGGAAGCGCCTCAGGTTTTTATGAATTCACACACGCCGTATCATGCGAGACGAGATAACTTCAAAGCGTATGCGGACGAGGGCTATCGAAAGAACGCCATTGTATTTCGTTGCGTGAATGAAATTGCAAATGGCGCAGCGGCAATTCCGTTTGAGGTTTTCCAAGGGGATATAAAGCTTGAGCGTCATCCACTTATTTCTTTGCTGCAACGACCAAATCCATTACAAGCTGGTGTTGAATATTTCCAAAGCCTTTATTCTTATCTTCTATTGTCTGGGAATTCTTACGCTTTGCAGTCAGATGTGAATGGCGTTCCCAGAGAGTTGCACATTCTGCGGCCCGATAGGATCGAAATAAAGCCCAGTGATACAGCAATCCCATCCGCATATAGATACAAGCTAAACAATCAAGTGGTTCGTGAGTATCCAGCCGATCCGCTTACTGGCGCGTCTGAAATCAAGCATTTTAAATTATGGAACCCGCTCGACGATTATCTTGGTCTTTCGCCCCTTATGGCAGCGTCTATTGATGTCGATCAGCACAACATGATTGCCAAGCATAATATCGCTTTGCTGGCAAATGGAGCGCGTCCGTCTGGTGCGATTGTATTTAGGCCAACAGATGATGCGGGAATGAGGCAGTTATTGTCAGATGGGCAGCGTCAACAAATTCAATCTGATTTACAATCTCGTTTCCAAGGCGTGAACAATGCGGGCAAACCTGTCTTGTTGGAGGGGGATTTTGATTGGAAAGAAATGGGAATGTCACCAAAAGACATGGATTTCTTGTCCCAAATGAATATGAGCGCGAAAGATATAGCCCTGTGTTTCGGAATTCCCTCACAGCTTATTGGGGTTCCAGATGCCCAGACATATGCAAATGTCCAAGAAGCTCGTCTGGCGCTTTACGAAGAAACAATTATTCCATTAGCGAAGCGCATAGAGAGTGATTTAAACGAATGGCTGGCCCCGTATTTCGGAGATAATATTACCATCCGATATGCGATTGATGAAATTCCAGCTTTAACAGAGCGGAGACGGAGAACATATGAAAACGTTGTTCAAGCGGTTCGGGAGGGAATTATCTCACGCAATGAGGCGCGTGATAGATTGGGCCTTGAACCCATCAGCGGGGGAGACGAAGTCTTTATTGCTGCAAACCTATTCCCATTGGGTGGACCAGAAGTCGCAGAAGATGAAGGACAAGATCCAGAAGAGGCTGGGAAGGACGCATACGGAGCCAAAGAAGAAGTGGATACGGATACATTCACAACCAGACGAGAGGCTTCCGCTAGAGCATCGGAAATAGGCTGTGTGGGAACCCATCAGCATACGGTTGATGGTAAGCTGGTATTCATGCCGTGTGATACTCATTCGGAATATGAGAGCCTCATGGATGAAAGTGGAGACGGATCTAAGGCCGAGAGCGATGTAGATACGGTCCCGACATCTGCAATGGCGAAAAATGCCGAGCGTGGATTGGAATTGCGGAAGGAATACAATCGTGGCGGCACGGAGGTAGGAGTTGCAAGGGCCGTGCAATTAAGAGCGCGGGAAAGATTGAGCCCGAAAACTGTTCGCCGTATGCACAGCTATTTTTCGCGCCATGAAGTCGACAAGAGGGCAGAAGGTTTCCGCAGGGGTGAAGCTGGATGGCCCAGCGCGGGATTGGTTGCTTGGTTGCTATGGGGCGGTGATGAAGGACAATCTTGGGCGAAGCGAAAAGCGGCCGAGCTTGATAAAGAGCGTGATAAATCTGAGGAAATGGAAGATTTCCACATCGAGTTTGATCTTGAAGAAAAAGCCCCATCTAAGATTTCCGAAGCGGTCAAGAAGGGTTTGGCTGAAAAGGTCAAAGAACATAACGACAAGCATGGCGATAAAAAGGGCAAGAGGGTCACTCAGCGCATGTTAGAGGCGGTGTTTCGTCGGGGCGTGGGGGCTTACAATACAAACCCATCTTCCGTGCGCCCTACGGTGAATTCTGCGGATCAATGGGCATATGCTAGGGTCAATGGATTTCTTCGTGCTGTTCGAACAGGTCGGTTCAAGCGCGGGAAATATGATACCGATCTACTCCCAGAGGGGCACCCACTTAGGACAAAAAAATAGGGGCCGAAGCCCCTGTCTTTTTAGGTTTGCTTTTTATTAATTGAGCGGTGAAACCTTCACTGCTTGCTCTACAAGGAAAACGGCATAATCCCCGTCCAATGCTGCAAGTTCTTTTTCCCATGCGTCTAAGGTCATGACCTCTGTGGGGATTGATTTCATAGATATGCAGTTTTGTGAATGTGCTGCCATCACGTAGGCCATTGCATCGGCGGGGCGCTCTACATCGCTTACGATATAGTCGGTACCACCTTTGAATTTCCAGTAAGCGTTTCCGCTTGAGAATTTACCATCAGCGTCATGCGCTCCGTAATTTTCGAGGGTTTGAGTTTTAACTACATAAGGCATTTTTTTTCTCCATTGGTTGGTGGGGGCTTTCGCCCCCGTTAGATTATTTGACTTTTATTAGCGTTCTTTGGTGAAGGCATTGGATGTTATAGCCCCCTGCTAAGATTGTGTTTATCGAAACAATGTGACCATCAATTACAAAGGTTCCCTCATATCCATCACCAGAAGATACCAGTTCGAAATCTTGAATTGCAGTGATGCCCTTTTTGTTGAGGGCTTTGATGATGCGGTTGTTGCGGTTTGCAATCAAGTTATCAATGTTCTTGCGAACGACTTCTTCAATCTTGTTTGTATAGGCTAAAAGATTGTACCATGTTTTCCCGCCAGAGATTTCGAAAAGAATTTCGTATTGCATTTGACCGCGTGCGGTGTTTTTCCACATTTCTGTGATTGCGGCTTTGCGTGCTTTGGCCCATTCCAGTTGGCGCTCGAACATCTGATTGTCTAAATCGAAGAAGGCTTTTTTGATTTGATTTTCCATTTGATCTACCTCGTTTCAAAGTTGCTATACATCCTTCCTAAATGGGAAGTCCCAATATGTAAATACCATATTTACAAAAAAGATAC